ATGCTTTGTCGGCTGAGGAGTCGGGCGGGAGTACTGGGTTTAAATCGCAGGTGTCTATGTTGTCTTTGGATGGTTTGTTTAAGATTGAGTGTGCTAAGCAGGCTATTATGGGCTTTAATGAGAAGCTGGCTGTGGCTGAGGAGTTGGTGGGCAATTGTTTGCGACGTTGGACGGAGGAGGCTAGCGCTTCGGATGAGTTGAAGAGTATTGTGGCTTTGGCTTTTTCGCGGTCGGCGGCGGGGAAGCTTAATATTTCGTCTTTGCGGCGGTTGTTGTTGGTTGAGTCTAAGGATGTGTTGTGGTTGGAGGCTATGGCTGTGCTGCGGGATTCTTTTTTGTTGGTCTCTAAGAAGCAGTATGTGCGGGTTTATTATCGGGCTAAGCCTAGTGTTGATTGGGTTCTTATCTCTCTTAATTGGTCTATGGTGTGATTTTGTTGGGCGGGTGGTTAAAAGGTACTGTTGGAAACCCGTCAGCCATACGGGTCGCAGAATCGCTCGCGCTGCCATTTTTTTTGTAAAAAAAAGCGGGTTCGGTTCGCTTTTTCAGCTAAATAATTGTTAATTAAAAGCATTTTATACATGAGAACCGAACCCTTTAGCATAGTTTATTTAGAAAGCGTACCCAAAGCCTCTAATATTTTATTCAATGCCTCACCCTGTTTTTCAACCTTTGAGCTCATCGAATTCAGCATGAGTTTATCATGCTTATTCATCTCATACTTTGCACGGACTTCCACATAATCCACAGCTTCAGCAAGCAGATCAAAGCCTCCTAATGCTTTAATTCGCTGAATCAATAAAATTTCATCAGTATTTTTATTGCCCGTGAGAATATATTCCATATCAAAACCATATTTTGAAAATATGGACAACAGATAGATCGATGCAGAGCGCTCACCAGCTAACACGCCTTGAATAACTGCGCTACTTGGTGCAGCCCCCTTGAATTGTTTATACAATTCTTTGGAAATGTCAATATAAGGCAAATCAGGTGCTACTCTTGTTAATTCCTCCTGTATTCGACTGGCCACCCCCTTATTAAATTCCGTTTTAAGCGGGTTATCAGCCAAAGTAGTTTTATGGGCTTTACTTGGTTCATTAGACATGAGCTATTCCTCAATATTTAAGTTAAAGGCGCTTTTTTTAAATGATGATTGAATATTTTATAATTGAAAAATAAATATTTTTAACATAAAATAACCACAGCTAATCAAGCTTAACCACCATTAATCACTTTTAATCTAAATTAATTAACAGAAAAAAGCAAGCATGAATTTAAAAATAAATAGCCCTTTGAGCTATTCTTCTCCAGAGATAATATCCCTATTAAAGTCCCATGAATCCAATTATCAACTGATCGCAAATTTGATAAATCCCGTAAATCCCAACAAAAATATAGTTTCTAATGTGGTCAGACGGGCATTAAATGGAAAAAATATTCATGGTGAGCAATCAATAAAAATATTAATTGCCATAGAAGAAGCCGTCGGTTATAGACTATTTCATCAATTGAATGCTATCCGCGAAACCCAAAAACTATGAGTGTTTCAGATATAAAAGCTATTCCCATCCTAGAAATAGCAGACAACATGCTCAATTTGGTGCGAGATAGCAAAGTTAAGAGCGGCAAAGATATTTTGTATCATGGCCCTAACGGCAACGGGAGAACCGGATCACTCTCAATCAGCCCCCCATTAAATCTATTTAACGACTTTAGTACAGGTACATCCGGTGACAGCATCAATCTAGTTAGTTATGTTTTAGGCATAGACAACCAAGAGGCCATTAAACAAATAGCCCAAAGATTTAACATCAAACCAGACCCCCCCCAAACTAGCAGCAAAAAAACCCTGTGCCAGTGGATAGCAGAAAAAGCCCTCAACAACGCTCGAAATATCGAAATATCTAGCCATGAAAATTACCTAACCCAAACCCGTAAAATATCCAAAATCACCATAAAACACGCCATCCAAAAAGGCGTATTAGGTTATAGCGATTACACCGCCCCCACCAAACAGCCCACCCAAGCTGGTTATGGTGGCAATGCAATTGTTTTCATAATCAAAGATGGTCATCAAACCGTAGCAGTAGACATGCGCTTCCTGAACCCCACCGACAACGGCGGCATAAAAACCCAATGCCAAGGCAATAAAATAGGACACTATTGGACAATAGATCCTTACAAATTAAAAAAAGCAAAAATTGTAGTCATCGTAGAATCAGCCATAAACGCCCTAACCATAGACACCTGCAATATCCCACATATAGCCAGCATCGCCGTCATGGGCGTAGGCAACATAGACTCAATAGACTGGTTAAAATTTAAAGGCAAAAAAATCATCATCGCCCTTGACAAAGATCGCCCCAGCCCCCTCGGACAATTAGCAGGCCAAGAAGCAAGTTGGAAACTCCAGCAACAACTAACCAATTTAGGGTTAGCCTCATTTTTGCTGGATCAAACCAAATGGCATAACAGCGGAATCACTGATAACGACATCACCAACCACATAAACACATCAGAAATACGCAAACAAGAATATAGATCCTTGAATACAGAAGACGCAGGCATATACAAAGGGAAAATAAGAGAAATATTGACTAATTACGGAGTAGATCTAAATGACATATTAGTAAAAGGCAAAGAAAAAAATATTAAATCAGCCTTAGGCAATATACAAGATGGATTAATACAAGGAGTTTACTACGAAGAAATCAAAGTAAAAAATAAACTTCCGATTCCTTATGCTGATTGGAATAGCTATAAAAAATATAGAACCTACCCACAACATACCATATTCTTAAAAACCACCACAAAAATAAATGAACTTGGAGAAGAACAAATAGAAACCATAGAAGTTGATGTATGCGGCTTTCGGATAGAAGGCATTAAAAAAATAGAAGTTATCAGCTACACATCCGCCATAACAGGATTACCCGACACACAGCCCAACGACATATACGCAGCCCTAGTACAGACCCGCCTATCAGACACCCAACTTATAGAACAAGTCCTACCCAAAGGCATCCACAACCTACAAACTTGGGAAGCCGCCTTTGGCTCCATCCTAAACCCCACCTTATTTAAAAGAGCCTTAACCATTTTAGAAAGTACCGCTCGTAACAACACAATAAGAGTATCCAACCTAGTCGGCTTAACATGGTTAGATGGAAAATTAGTAGCCAACGACAAAGCAAACTGTTTTTTTATAGCCCCCGAAAAACAATGCGCCTCATATTACAACCTCGTTTTTAAAAGCGGAAAAATAACCGACTGTCCCCATATACTAAACAAATACAAAGAACTTTATCACAACAACTCCGCACTACTCATGCTTATATGGTCATTGAGTACCCACCTAAAACTATTCACAAGCTACTACCCTCACATGATGATAGGAGCAGATAAAGGCGCAGGCAAATCCGTCATAATGGAACTGATTGGCAAAACTTGCCCACTGCAAAAATACAGCATCAACGAACTAAACAGCTACCGGATTAGAATAGCAACCAGCGGCACATCCTTTCCAGTTGCCTTCGACGAATTTAGTAACGCCCCCATCAACAAACGCCTAGAAGTCGTATCCATGATGCAGAACCTATACACATCCACCTCCACCGTTGCAGGTTCCGATGCCATCGAATACTTCACCATGTCCCCCATCCTCATAGGCAGTGAAGACACCTCCGGATTAGACAACGTACTATCCAAAACCGTAAAAGTAACCTTCCCCATATCAGAACAAGGCACACTCTTTGATACCGGAACACTGCCACAATGGCCACTAAAAGAATGGATGGAATATTTAGCCTCCATAAAACGCGACGACTTCAGACAAGCTTATAAAATTTGCCTAGAAAAATGCCAAAGTACATCCACCGCCACCGACCAAACCAGCACAAGAATGGTCAAAAACTACACACTACTCATGCTAGCATGGCGTTATGTCAGCCATTTTGCAGGCATCCCCATAGAAAGTTGGGACGTAGAAGAAAGTATAATTAGAGAAATGAACACCCATATAGCCAGCACAGACGCAGATAGAGAACCGTGGGTTAAAATAATGGACAAATTACTGATAGATCTTAGATCAAGCCGCTATCCACACAAATGGACAACCGACACCATTATCGACGAATTAGGATTTGACCAGCCCTGCCTGATCATCAAATTAGGCGATATAATGGACTACATCACCAACGACCTAAAAGAATTCAGCAAAAATCTACCAATCACCTCAAAAAGAGCGCTAAAAGCCCAACTCCAAAGCAAACAAGTCATCCTAGACAAAGTTATTCATCCCTACTTACCAACCCAAGATGGAGGAAATAAAAGATTTCATAATTTTGTAGCAATACCAGCCACAAAACTACTAAAATACGGACTAACCATACCCGAAATAGACTATGACATTGATCCCCGCCTAAATGTAATTTATGAAAACCAATGATAGAAATTAAAATCACCCATGCAAACCTTGACAAGATAGCCAAAACAATGGTTAAAGCAGAAAAAAGAGCCGTCAACAAAACCCTAAAACAAACTAGAAACCGATGGGCAAAAGTCATTTATGATGAACTAAACCTACCCCTAGCCACCATAAAAAAAGCCATCCGCTACACACAGGCGCAGCATAACGGCATCGTAACCATCGACTCAACCAAAGCAGGGTTAGGCATAAACAGCCACAGCAAAAAGCGCTCAACCCCACTCACCGCCTTCAAAGCCCGCCAAACAAAAAAAGGGATACGGGTTAAAATTAAACGAAAAGGCAAATCAGCATTGATAAAGCACGCCTTTTTAGCTGGAGTAATTGGTGGAGATAGCAAACAAAACAACCAACAACGCCTAGCTAGTAACGGATCAGGTCATCATGCTGGAGTCTTTTTAAGAAAAACCTCAGACCGATTACCCATTAAAGAACTACGCACTACCGCTATCGAAAATACAGGTTCAGATCACATCAAAGAAATACAGAAATTTGCCAACAACAAATTTAAACAAATTTATTACCAACAGTTAAAATATGAACTCAGCAAAATCAACAGGAACCGTTAAAGAGCTATCAGCAATATTAGATATTGGTGATCGACAAATCCAAAAACTAAAAAAACGCCAACTTAAAAATGGCAACCCCATCATCATATCGCCAGCACGGGGACAATACGACCTATTGGGCAGTGCAGCCGGATATATCGCCTTCCTAAAAGAAAATGACGAAAGCACCGATGACAGCGGCCAATATAAAGACCCCCAAAAACGCCTCCAAGCCGCAAAAGCCTCCATGGCCGAACGAGAAGATGCTATACAAGCGGGTACAATCCTAAAAACTGACGAAGTAGAACAGATGCTCATAGCAATCATAAGCCTATTAGCCTCACACATAGACGCCATAGCAGGACGCTTATCCAGTACAATATCAGGAATAAGTGGACACGAAAAAGCCGAAATATATAACCTATTACGAACAGAAACGAACGACATAAGACAAACAATATCAGATGGATTACAAGATTTTATCAATACTCAGCAAAGCAGCCAAAGTAATGCGCCCACCTCCCAACAGGAGTGCGTGGCAGTGGGCAGAGAGCAATAGAATATTACCAAGAGGAAGCGCAGAACCAGGGAAATACCGCAGCAACAGAACACCTTGGATACGCGGCATAACCGAAGCCGCTGGAAACCCCAAATACAAAACCGTGATAGCCATTACCGGATCACAATCTGGAAAAACTGATGGCATCCTCCTCAACATCATAGGGCATAGACTACAGGACAACCCCACCCCCACATTACTCTACATGCCCACCGAAGCCGCAGCCCGCAGCCTAGCCAAAGACCGCCTTGCCAAAATGTTCCAAAATAGCGAACAGCTCACCCACGCCCTAGACAAAAAAGGCAACACCACCCTAGAAATGTTTATAAATGGAGTCCGACTAGGCATAGCTTGGGGCGGATCAGCCACACAAGTATCCAGCCACCCCGCAGGCCTCGTCGCCTTTGACGAAATAGACCGCCTAAAAGACATACCAGGAGAAGGATCCGCATGGGAATTGACAAGCATCAGGGGCGCAAGCTACCCCGACTTTACCCAAATTGGAACCACCACCGTCACCATAGGTCGCGTAAACGAATACATCCACCCCCAAACAGGCCTAATACATTGGGAACGAAGCCTACAACTAGAATCATTAGGCTGGTCACTATGGCAAGATGGCACAAAACACGAATACATGATCCCCTGCATAAATTGCCAAACCTACTTCACCCCCAAAGCCAAACTACTAATCTACGACGACACCCAAACCACCAACCAAATTGAAAAAGAAGCCGGATTGCGCTGCCCACACTGCCAAGGCTTCATCCCCCAAAAATACCAGCACCAGCTTTGCATAGAACAAGGCCGCCTAATAGCCCCTGGTCAATGGATAGAAAAAGGAAAAGTTCAGGGAAAAGTCAAAAATAACAACTGCTACTCAGCCTTTGTAAACGGACTCAGCTCAGATTTTGTCAGTTGGGGTGCGCGAGCCGTTGACCTACACCGAGCCAAACAAACCGACAAAGCAGGACGAATACAAGCCGTTTACAACACCCGATTTGGAGAACTCTACAGCATCCAAGGCACAGCCCCAAAATGGCAAGAACTACAAAAACTACGCGGACAACACCTAATAGGCGACATCCCCCTAAACGTCAAAATCCTAAACATAGCTGTAGACGTCCAAAAAAAATGCCTAGTATTCATCCTCGCCGGATGGGGATTCAATCACAAACAAGACCTTTACATCTGCGATTACGGCGAAATCATAGGCGACACACGCCAAGAAGAAGTATGGGAAGAACTAGACCAACTACTTCAACTCAAATATGACAACATCCCCATTTCATACTGCGTAATAGATTCCTCCTACAACCCCAGTGCCGATTACAAAAAGCACAAAAAACACATCCCCGAAAAAAACATCAACATCATTTACGACTTTGGACGCAGAAACCGCCAAAAAGTCCTCCTAGTCAAAGGCTCGCCCCGCCCAATGGACAAACTTTACAGCTACAATTTTATAGACACCAATCATCGAGGCAAAACATTAAAATCAGGCGTAGGACTCTACACAATCAACACAGACAACTACAAACAAGAACTATACGGCTGGTATGACCGAGGCATAGAAAACCCCGAACTAGACAGAAAAATCATCTTTCCCAAAGACACCGATCCCGAATTTTTCAAACAAATTAGCGCCGAAGAAAGACGCTATACAGGCACCAAAATAGTATGGGCATTGATTTATAGAGATAATCACTTTCTTGACTGCTTAATGATGCACCTATTTTTAAATGATGCAAAAAAGATAAAAGCAAAATTGAAGACCATGCCGGAAATAAACAGAAATACAGAGCAACTACATGAAAATAAACAAGAAAATAACAAAAACAAGCCAAAAGTTATTTATAGTGGGCAAGATAATGACGACTACCTTTATTAATTAATAAATAAATAGTCACTATAATTTTGCTAGATTTGAGCATTTCCATTAAAATACAAACAATATTCAACTAAAAAAGTTTTGAAATGGATTTGGAAACAGCAAAAAAACACCTAGAGGCTTGGTTAGAGGCAGACCTGAAAATCAGCCAATCAGAAAGCTACAGCTTCAACACCCCAAATGGATCACAAACCATTAGCCGCACAGATGCGACCAAAGTACAGGCACAAATTAACTACTGGAGCAACATAATCCAAAAAATCCAAAAACCCAACGCTCCAAAACATAGCAGCGCCGTATTCTAAATGAACCGAATAGACAAACTAATAGCATGGTTTTCCCCACATACCGCCCTAAAACGTAGCCACGCAAGAAAAATTCTAGCAGCCTACGAAGCAGGTAGTAGCAAGCACCCCAACAAAGACCGCCAAACAGACCGCCTAGACCCCGATAGCAGCCTAGCCACAGCAGGCTACCCCATGCTACTTTTAGCCAGAGAAAGTCAAGAAAATTACGACATCCTCAAAGGAGCACTAGAAACCCTTGCCGCCAGAATGATAGGTAGCGGCATCAACACCAGCCCCAACATATCCCTAAGCAACGGCGACCCCGCTACAGAACTCAACAAACAAATCCAAAAATTGTATATCGACTGGTTCAAAAAACCCCTGATCAACTCAGAATTAAGTGGAGGTGAAGTCCAACGCCTCATGGCAACCACCGCCTTTAGAGACGGAGAAATCTTCACCCATCACATTAACGGCACCTTAGCACCCCATCACAGCAAAATACCCTACAGCTTAGAACTACTTGAAAGTGAAATGTTACCCTGGAACCAGCACCCACTAAAAACCGACAAAAGTGGCCAAATAAAACTAGGCATAGAACGCGACAAATGGAAACGCCCCATATACTACTATTTTCACAAAACCCACCCTGGTAGCCTACAACATTACAAAACCCAAACCAAAGCCTGGAAAATCCCCGCAGCCGACATAACACACTACTACCACAGCATCCGCGTCAATGCCAGCCGTGGCATATCCGCCCTACACGCCACCTTTCGCCGCCTAAGTGAACTGCGGGATTATGAAAACAGCGAAATGATAGCCGCCAAAATAGCCGCCGCCCTCGGCTTTCAAATCAAACGCAGCCCCGACATGCTAAACGCAGAGGAATGGAGCAAATACTCAACCCTGCCAAACAAAAACCGAAAATTTAAAATAACCCCAGGCATCCTTTACGACCACCTAGCCCCTGGAGAAAGCGTAGAACCCATCAACCCCAACAACCGCCCCAACCCTGGACTAAACGCCTTTCGTAAAGGACACCTACACCTTGCCGCCAAAGGCTTGGGCTTCCTCAGCTACTCAAGTTTTGTTGGAGAATACAACGGATCCTACAGTGCAGAACGATTAGCCCAAATTGAAGCGTGGCAAAACCTATACAGCCTTACAGAAGGCTTTATTAACTGCCAATGGCAACCCATCTACGACCGATTTATAGAAACCCTCATAGCCTACAGAATCATAGATATAGAAAAAAAATATGA